TTTTGAAGTATCCGCTGAAGCATTCAGTGGCACACCAGCAGTAGGCAAGACTATCTCTTCTGTTGCTAGCAAGAAGATGGTAGTAGCAGAGTAATTAAGAAAGGAGGAATAAAGAATTATGATGACATTTTCTACAAATCATTTAAATACAGTATTTGCTGAAGAAGGCAAGTATGAAGCATTTAAGCAGTTAACATACGATTTAAATCGTGGTAATGAAATTTATGAATATGATGAGGATGGTAATAAGAAGAAAATTTCTAAGGCTGAAGCTAACAAGGCTGTTCAGAAGGTAATTTTCGAAATCCTTGAATTAAATGAAGAAACCGTTAAGTCTAAGAAGGCTAGACGTAGAGCATATGAGAAGCATCACACCGAGCTTTTCGAAGTTCTTGAGGAAGAAATCGAATTTAAGATTCAGGAGGGCTTTAAGGAGTCTGAATGGTTCAACGAGTTCGTTGAAATGAAGAATCTTGCACTTGGTGATGAAAATGAATTCTGGACAGATGCAAAAGTATACCTTGAAGTTGCTAAGGTTGCTGGCGATCACCATGACTTAACAATGCAGACACTTGGTGAAGGCGAGGCTCATAGAGTAACAACTTCTAAGTTTGCTGTTAAGGTTGGAGCTGATATTGATATGGTAACAACTGGCAGACTTGATTTTACCAAGTTAACAGATAAGATTGCAGAAGCTTTCATTATGAAGGTTCAGGCTATGATGTATGACGAGGTTATTCATGCTGCTGATCAGTTACCTGCAAATAGCCAGTTTAATAAGACCGGTGCTATCGGTTCTGCTACAAAGGAAACTTTTGATACATTGCTTGAAGATGTTGCATCTGCTAATGCTGCTGAAGTTATAATTATGGGTACTAAGACAGCTCTTAAGAAGTTAACCGCTTTTGCTGATGTTGAATGGGCTTCTGATGAGCAGAAGAAACAGATTAATACTCTTGGTAGATTAGGTAGCTATGAAGGTACAACTCTGATTGAGATTCCACAGAGATTCGCTGTAGGTAATACTGGTGTTAAGCTTGTTGCTTCTGATAAGTTACTTATTATGCCTAGAACCGCTGAAAAGTTTGTTAAGTTCGTAGATGTAGGTGAAACCGAAATTCGTGAAGTTAATGAAAAGGGTGCTTACGCAGACGACTTCCAGAGCTATGAAGTACATAGAGAAATGGGTATTGCTACTCAGATCGGTCAGTTCTTTGGTGCATGGAGTATTGAAGCTTAATTTAAAAAATATTAAAAGTAATTGGGGTAGATTTTTCTACCCCAATATTTGATTAAAAGGAGTAAATATAATGGCAAAAACTATGTCTAAAAATACAACTGCAAAAAAGGCAACTACCGCCACAACTGTTGATTCAACTTCAACCGTAGAAACAAAGGTTGTTGAAGCTGAAGCTCCGGTTGCAGAGAAGGTTGTTGTACCACGTAAATTCGCCGCAGATGAATTAATTAGATGTGTTTCTATTACATCTGGTGAATTATTAATGATTGGCGAAAAAACAAAGTCTTTATATAGATGGGCTGATAGAGGAGACGAACAGGATATTGAATATCAGGATTTAATTTATGCTACTCGTGCAAACAGTGGTTTTGTATTTAAGCCTCGTTTTATAATTGATGATGAAGAGTTCTTGTGTCAGAATCCTTCCGTAAAAGAGAAATACGAAACAATGTATACATTAAACGATATTAAAGATGTTCTTTCACTCGATCCTAAGAGTATGAAGCAGACTATTTTAAGTTTGCCAGATGGAGCTAAAGACTCCATTAAGAGTATAGCTGCAACAATGATTGCTAATGGCACTTTAGACAGTGTTACAAAAATAAAGATTCTTGATGAGATTTTTAATACGCAGCTCATGTTAATGACTGAATTGTTGTAAAAGACAGGAGGTAGAATATGACCTCTTTAGATTATAACAAAATTTATTCTCGCCTCTTTAGTAAAATTGAGGCATATGACTTTATAGAGTTACCAGAAGATGATTTGAATGAATTGTTGTGTGACTGGATTCATTCTGCTTCTGCTAATCCATATGTTCGTAGATTATTTAGCACTTTTAGTTTGGATGACGAGATACAACAAATTGAATACGAAATTAAGTATTCCGTAGATAATTTTTCTGACGAGGAATTTGTTGTTGAAGTCTTGGCTCTTGGTGTTGTAGTTGCTTGGTTAGAACCAAAAAAAAATAGCATTAATAATATTGCTCAGATGTTTGGTTCTAAAGAAGAGAAATTCTATTCACAATCAGCACATTTATCTGAACTTCAAAACTTAATAAATAGTTGTAAAAAACAACAGAGACGCATGATAGCCGACAGGGGTTATGCATGGAACTCTTATCTGGATGGTGAATAACCATGCAACATATTTATGGATATTTTGATGACGAACAAATGGAGAATTATAAAGTTAAGTTACACAAAGAATTATTTTGGCTCTTAATATACAAAGACCCAAAAACAAAAAACAAATATCTTAATGTAGATTTTAATAAATATTTTGACGGACTAATGAGGCGAATGGATGGGTTGAATGAATTACTCTCCTATCCAACTGAGATTGTTGCGATTATGAGTTTGTTGGAGGCTGCACTGATTGAATCGAAAAAAGTAGATTTTGATTATAAGTCTTATAGGAAACTTATTTTAGATGCACATTCTTTGATTGATAAGATTGGAGGTTGATATTATGAATATTAATTCTTATAAGAATTATTTATCAACTCGTGGAAACACTCTTGGTCAAGTTAAAAGAACACAATCTGATGTAATTATGAATAATACATTTACATTAGACCCTACATATAAAAAAGTCTATATTCTAACAAAAGAAGGTTGGAAATGGGAAGATGCAAAGTATCAGTTTCATTCTGCTCCTTCTATCTCAAAAGATGCTGTAGATTATTATTTACAGTTTAGACCTAAAGTTCATTATCCAGTAGGTAGCTATGTTATTGTACCGGATGATACCTCTCCAGATATTAATTTGAAAGAGTCTGAAATTGATGATCCTTTTACGCAACCTATAAATAATCGTACTCAATGGTGGATTATTGTAGGTCGAGATGAAGCAAATGCTTATGTTAGATATATGATTTTGAAATGTGATTGGGATTTCCGATGGATATACAAGGGTAAAATAATGACTTGTTGGGCATGTAGTAAGAATGCCAACTCTTATACAAGTGGTGTTTGGCGAGATGAGTATACATTAAGTCTTGACAATCTCACATCAGCATTCATACCTGACACGTACCATGTATACGGAGATAAATTAGAAGAACTTGGATTATGTGATACAAGAACAATTATGTATATGCAAAGGTTCTTTATGTCAAATAATGACTTGGAACCAAAGATTTATCAAGTAACAAAAATTACAGATATAAATCCACAAGGTATTATAAAATTATCTATCAAACAAGATGAACTCAATACAAAACGAGATAATATTGAACTTCATATATGTGATTATTATACCGATGAAGGGGATATTGTTATAGATGAACCAGTAAATGAAATGCCGGATACAACAAAGACTTCTGAAATTAAATGGATGACAGTTAATGTTAACGGAGAGCTTGAGCAAGGGGCAGAAACTGAATTAGAGATAGGGAAAACTTATTACTATGAAGTTGAATTTTCTGATACTGGTATAGACCCTCAATGGAGGATTATACCAATGGACACAACATTAACAGATGAAGAAAAAGAATACTATATTGGCTTAATGAAATTAACCAAATTTGATGCTTCCACTCTCGCTGTTAAGCCTGCTAAAGCTTCTAGTCTTAAAGGCAAGAAATTTATTTTATCAGTTAGTAATTCTATTGGAGAATACTACTCTTCTATTGAATTGGAGGTGGCTGACTAATGAAACGAAACTTAGATGAGATTAGGGATTTTGAAAAGAAAAACGAAACTTCTGACATTATCTGGAAAAAGGATAAAATCAAGAAGATGTTTGAAAGTGATGAAGACTTAATCGAAATTCTTGGTCAAAAGCCAAAACGACCATTGAATAAATACGTTGACCCTGCCAATCCAACCGAAGAAGAACTTAAGCTTCGTCAAGAAATTGAAGAATATAATGAAAAAATTCAGCACCAACAGATTGTACCATTCCTTAAACTTAATGGCATTCAGAAGGAAGTGTTGAATTTTGTTATGTTTGATATTGATGATAGTGACGTATCTTATACAAATAATGTGATTAAAAATCAATATCTTATCGTTATGTGTTTAGTACATGAAGATGATATGGATACCGAATATGGAATTGTAAGAACCGATTTATTGGACTATATAGTAAAGGATTTATTATGTTGGACTAATGTTTTGGGCATGCAACTTAAATGTGTTAATGATTTCAATGATATTATTGATACAAAATATTATGCAAGAACTATTAAATTTAAAATAGAAGCTCCTAACAATTTAGGAAGCGGGGTGAGAAAATCTTATGACAACTTCATCAGAATTTGAATTTGATAGATTAAAAATGTATTTTGGAGAACCATATACTATTGAAACAGAAACATGCGAACTTAAAATTAATCAACCAACCATTGGTGACATTTTAGAGTTTGGAGAAACAGGATTTTATTCTATGTTAAATACTTTTGTAGCTAATACTACTTCATATAGATTGCAATTATGGGATATGGGTGTTGACTGGAATAAAATATCTGATTATGAATTATTCTGTATGCTTATTAAAGGGTTAGATAAAAACGCAACCTATTTGTTATTTGGTGATTTAGATTTTCAGTCTTTTGATTTATTCATTAAAAAGATAGATGACACAGAAGTTTTGACTTTATATAGTCGAGATGAAAACATCGAAATAAATGAAGAAACATACAGATGTATTTCCGAGTATTTACGTCTGATGTTTAATATATATCCTAAAGTTGAAAAAGCTAAGGGAAAAGCTACTAAGGAAGCAATTATTGGAGAAGATCGAATGAATTTAGAATTTGAGAAGAAAAAGAATAAAAACAAATCTAAATCAATATTGTTACCCTTAGTGTCATCATGTATCAATCATCCTGGGTTTAAATATAAATTGAACGAACTTCGAGAAATTGGAATAGTTCAATTCATGGATAGTGTTCAAAGATTACAGATTTATGAAAGCACTGTTGCTTTGAATTCCGGAATGTATTCAGGTATGTGCGATCTTTCTAAGGTGGATAAGAAATTGTTTAACTTTATGAGAGATATTGATGACAATTAAAAATTAAATAGAAACGCCAACCAAGAAGAGTGAAGCCACTCTTCTATTTTTATGCAAAATTTGAAAGGAGAAAAAAATATGGCATTTAGATTGGATGATATTATTATCGACAGAATCCAGATGGGTGTAGCAGAAGATTTTGATGGCAATATGCTTTATACTTTAACTCAGCTTGCTGATGCTACAATTGATATTACCGCTGAGTCTAAGGACGCAGTTGATGCTACCGGTACTCTGATTAAGAGATTCTATCAGGGTAAATCTGGTGAATTTACAGCAAATAACGCAATGTTAAATCTTAACATTCTTGGTGCTGCTTCTGGTAGTGGTAAGGTAGAGGCTTCTACTGGTGCTACTATTACTATGCCTAAGATTGTAACCGTAAAATCCGGAAAAACAATTACTTTGGCAGATTATGTTAAGGGTACTGTAACCGTTAACGCTCTTTCTACAAACGGAACCATGGGTAAGGCTTATAAGTCCGGCACTGCAGCTAGTGATACAGAATATGCTATTTCCACTGAAGGTGTTCTTACACCTCCTACCGATGCTGCTGAAACCCAGTATGTTGTTAAATACAACAGAACCGTAGCTGAAGGTGTTGCTATTAAGAATAGTGCTGATAAGTTCCCTGGAACTGTTAGATTAACTCTTAAGGCACTTTGTGTAGATCCTTGTTCTGCAGATACTCTGCGTGCTTGCTACATTGTTCTGCCTTCTTTCCAGGTATCTCCTGAGGTTTCTATTAACCTTACAACTGATGCTCAGATGGAATATAAAGGAACATTGCAGGTAGACTATTGTTCTGCTGATAAGACTCTTTATGAAATCTACATCGCTTCTGACGATGAAGAAGAATAATCTGAAAATAAATAGTTATTATTACGGCAAGCAGATGTCATAGTCTGCTTGCTGTTTTAGAGTCATATTTATATGGCTCTTATAAGTAATTGATTAAGGAGCTACATAATATGATGAAGAAAAATAACAAGGAATGTATTACTTGCGGAAAAATTTATACATTTTGCAATGGTTGTTCTCAATTTGATCATCTTCCTCGCTGGATGAATTTGTATCATAATGAGAATTGCATGAATATCTTTGAAATATCTACAGATTACGCAGGAAAATATATTACAAAAGAAACAGCAAAAGATAAATATGATGCCTGCGACTTATCTTACAAAGATAATTTAAGACCAAACATTATTAAAATAATAAACGAAGCGTACGATGTTGAGGCTAACGAAGTAGAACCAATAGAGTCTGGTACAGAAGATAATTCAATTGAATCTGTAGTAATGGAACAACCTAAAAAGGTAGAGGACAAAAAAGTACACATTAAAAAGAAATATGGTAAGTATGCCAAAAAGAATTAGTATTTGAATAGTGATTTGATTATAAAGGGGATACAGCTCACTATTCGAGTTGTATCCCCTTTTTTTACTTTAAAAGGAGAAAAAGGATATGAAAATTGAATCAAATTTGAAACCTCGTCCATACACTGAAAAAGAAGTGTGTAGAATTGTAAATGAGGTACAATATAAAAGGTATGTAAAGCATAGAGTATTTCCAATTGATATGTATCCAGGTATTAGTGAGGATGGAAAAGATATTATTGTTTATATCTTTTTAAGAGAAGAAACAAAAGACTTATATCAAGCTTGGTTGGCACATGAATTGGAGTAAATATGAAAAGTTATTTAGAAAAGAAAATAAGAAAATATGTAATTGCTACATTAGATAATCCTACACTATATTTAAAGAAAATACCTGCAAAGAAAGAATATTATTTTGTAGAAGATATTGAAGTTGCCACAAAAGCAATGAGTAAAAAATTGGCCGAATCAATTCTTCAGTATTATTATATGGATACCGGATTAGATATAGAAATGGTTGTTGTTCCTGTAGATATTACATACGAAATTATAGATGACACTGAGTAGAGAATAATCTCTTACTCTATTTTAACGAATAAAAGGAAAATGATAAATGAGTTGTAGACAAGAATTAAAACTATTTATTGAGGACTTTATTTCTGTTAATCATTATCTGGCTTATAGAACTATTATGAAAAATGGTAAACCTATGGCAATGAGCTATAAAACAAAAGAAGCAAAAGATTTTCAGAAAAAGTTTGAAGAATACATACGAGAACAAGTAAAAATTCAAAATTGGAATATGCCATTAAATCCAGCACAACATTTTTATGTTGATGCTGTTTTTTATTTTCCAAGAATTGATATGGATGCAAATAACTATTTTAAGGTAAGTCTAGATACCATTACTGATACTCAATTAATTTGGGTGGATGACAATGTAGTATGTGAAAGAATAAATCGTATCTATTACGATTCTGCGAATCCTCATATAGAATTAACTATTTATCCTGTGGACTATATTGGGATTTTTGATAATCAAGAACAATTAAATCAGTTTGAAGATAAGTGTAAAAATTGTAAACGTTACTCTCGCAACTGTTCTATTTTAAATAAAGCAAAAGAAGGACGTATACAAAAAGAAATACAAAATATGGTTTGCAATAAATATAAGGAGTGATACATGTGTATTCCTGGGAAATAGATAAAATAATCAAGTTGAATAATGGACAGCTCTCCTCTTCTGTTTATTTGGAAATATCGGATATAAATAAAAGTCCACAAATAGATCGCATCAAATATAATGCCTATTCTAATTATTATTCCATTTGGACAAAAGATGGGTGGAATTGGAATTTTCAAGTTTATAAGGATTAAGACACAAGGATTACAAGGAGAAAAATATGAGGAAGAAAGTAAATAATTGTATAAATTGTGGGTTGCCATGCATGATGTTTTGCCCTCTTAGAGATGATTCATATGCCTACTATTGTGATAAATGTGGTTACGAGGTTCAGGCAGAGGACTTGTATATTGACGAATGCACCGGTGATGAATTGTGTTTAGATTGCATTCATGACAACTTAAAAAAAGCATACTAGTAAACAAATTAAACACTGATATTAGGGAGCAAATAATGAATAAGTGGGATTATATTAGTTTAATTAGTAAAAGAGATAATAAATATGGGTATCTACTCTTATCATTAATGGATAGATATAACCGAGGTAATTTACAAGAAGTTACCGAACAAGAAGCAAGAGATTTTTATATTGAATTGGAAAATAAGGAGAATAAAAATGAGTGAAGTAAGAGAAAGAATCACAGTATCTACATTTGTAGAAAGATATAGTAAATTAAATAATGATCAATTAAAGGACAAGTATGTAAAGGAACATGTAAAAACTACATATGCTCCTATTTTAAAAAAGAAGGCAATTTTAGAAGCAATGAATGATAAATCAGTTGTAGAAGGTTCTACCGGTAAATACATTGACTTGATTACATCTAAGCTGAATCTTACAATGGCTGTTTTGATATTATATACAGATATTGAGCCAGATAAAAATGAAGATGGACAACCTTTGGTTTGTGAGTCTTATGATAGTCTACAATCAACTGGACTTATTGGAAAGATTCTTAATACCATCGGTTCCGATGTTGATGAATTAATGAATATACAGTCTCAAGTTATGGACACATGGTATGCACAACACACTTCCACCGAAGCTTATGTTGCTAACCTTGTAGAAGCAGCTTCTCATAAATTAGGAGTTTATGCCGGTGCTGGAATGGATAAAATAGCAGACGTGCTTAGTGATGAGAAAAAGGTTAATAAGATCGTAACTGCTTTGGATAAGTTGATTAAGAAAATTAAATAGATAGTATTATTGCGATCCCCAGGTGTCAAAGCTTGGGGATTGATTTTAAATAAGATAAGAAAGGAGAACATATTAAATATGATTGACGAAAGGCAGTTACAAAAAGATATTAAATTGTATTTAAAAACTTTTGCAGAAACGTATTGTAAACAGGCTGAAAAAGAAATAACGGAAATGGCAAAAGATGCAATTCAAAGCTTTTATGATAATTACACTCCTAGATATTATAACAGAACAGATGATTTATTAAACAACTCGTATTCTCCTTATTATCATAACAATGGGAAAGCAATATATGGTGGAGTAAGGATTAGCTCTCATAATATGCAACCATATAAAGGAGCTGGTATTAGCGAATATGAAATTGCTTCATCTGCATGGAGAAAAGGACTTCATGGTTTTGAAAATAGAGACAAGAATAATAGAATACATAGTTTCCCTCCTATTACCATGATTCAAATTGGAATGGGAAACCAAAAATTTTTAGATAGATTACAAACAAATGCAGAGAATGTTGCCGAGAAACAACAATACTCTATTTTAACATTCAAGTGAGGTGAAATTAAATGGCAGATGATGTAAATAAAAATGTGGCCATATTATCTTTAATGGCTAAACTGGAAGACAATTCCAAAGAAATTTCTTCTCAAGCAAAAAAGATGATTGGAAAAATCGAAAAAAATGCTGGAACTATTGAATTTGGTGCAGACACAAAAGAAATTCAAGACGCTATTGAGAAGATAAATAAATTAATAGATGGCAAATTAAAAGGAATAGATTTAACAAAGCAGTTTAGTTCTATTTTAAAAGTGTTTTCGGATGCAGAAAGTAGTGCCGAAGACTATTTAGGTATACTCGATAAAGTACATAATGAATTATCTTCTATCTCAAAATTACCTAAAAACAGCTTGGATTTAATGGGGAATTTTTCGCCAAAACAAGTAGAACAAGTTTTAAAAGTATATGATAAATTACTAAATAAACAAGAGCAATATCATAAAAAACAAGAAGAATATAGAAAAAAAGCTCAGAATGTTGAAGCTCGTTCATTAATTTCTTTAAAAAGACAATATAATGATAATGTTTCTTATAATAATTCAAGTACAGATGGTGCAATTGAATTATTATCTAAACAGATTGGTTTAGAAAATAATACTTCTGCTAAAAAAGATATTAAAGAATATTCCCAATTATTAACCATTTTTAATTTGTTGCAAGATAAGAAAAAAGAATTAGCGAATATTAATACCGCTGAAGGTGCCTTAGAAGAAGTAGAAATCAATAAAACTTTATTGCAAATTGTAAATCAAATAACCACAAAAGAAAAAAGACTTTCTTCCGCTTTTGGCGCAAAAGATTTATTATCTTCTTCTCTTGAGAATTTTGATACCGGACAAATAGAATACTCTATTTTGAGATCTATAGATGAATATTCAACACGAGCCTCTAAAGTTGTTAAAAACGCAATAACACAATTACAAAATGAATTGGATCAAACTATTTTAGACTACTCGCAAAAGAATGTTGAAAAGATGGTTTCAGCTCAAGAAAGGGCTTCTGAAAAGGTAAAAGCAAGAATAGAAAAAAGAACGCCTTCTGCTTCATCTGCAAAAGTGGATGCTCAAGATGAAAGCTTAATTGTTGAAAACATAGAAGCATCAGTAAAGGAAACAATTGAGAGTGTTGAACAGTTAGACACTACATTAAATAACGTTGGCAATGGTTCTGACGGTAAAGAATTAGATTTATGGGAACAATCTGCCGAAAATTTGAAAGAAGAATTTGCCGATGTTATTAAATATGCTGTTGATGCGGAAACTGCTTTGAAAAATGTTATTTCTTTAAATAAAGCATTAGATAAAAGAACTTTATCAGAGGATGAAGAAAAAGATTTAGTAGGTTTTTCTCAAAGATATTTATCATTAGGGAAAGATTTATCTGAAGATCAAGAAGATACTTTTTATGATTATGCAGATGATTATAAAAAGATGATTACAGAAATCACAAACATGACTGAAAAGCAACTTGCAGAGATTGAAAAACTTAAAGTTGCTCAAAAAGAAGTTTCAGAACAACCTGTTGCCACTTCTACTATGGAAAAGCAAGTTGAAGAAACAACTGAGGCAGTAGAAAAACTCGTACAAGCCGAGAAGGAAGCTGGAGAACAAGCTAATAAATTAGAAAAAGATTTTTCAAATGTATTTGTTAATGAAGAAGATATAAAAAAACTAACAACTTTAGTTGAAGATTTTAATGCTAAATCACAATTAAAAGTTGATGTTGATATTAAAGAAGCTTTAGTTAATACAGAAACAATACAGGAGAAAATTGATAAACTTCCAGAAGTAAAGGATATAAAAATCCGTGTGCATGATACCGATTATTCAAACACATCTCTTTTATCTGACGAAGAAGGAAAAACTATAACAGCATTTAGAGGTGTGAAAAACGCATGGTCTGGATTAGTTAATGATAAAGGTATAGCCTTTTTTACCGATCAATTAGAGTTAGCTGCTGATTATGCTGATTCTTTAGCTAATAGTGGAAAAATATATTCTGCAAATTTATCTTATAAAAATCCATTAGAAATTGATGGTAATGGTGCTGTTTGGAACGAAATTGAATTTGATGGTATAAAGAGAACTACTGATGAAATTGTAGAACTAGCAAAGCAATTAGGTCATGATGGAGTTATCTTTAGAAATATTAGGGATGGTTTTGGCGAAGCAAATGGTGAACTTTCTAATGTAATGGTTACACTTAATGAAGCTCAAATAAAGAATGAACAAGTAGTTGCTGCCGTTAAAGCCGGAACTGGAGAAATGACAAAGATTCTAAGTTCAGGATCTGAGTCGAATTCAAAAATAGAAATTCAACAAAAACTGCAAACCGAACTTGAAAAAACTCAGCAACAAGCAAAAGAAACTGATGCCGCTTTGTCTTTTATAGAGGAACCTTCCGGACAACTTTCAATGTTCGAAGGTGTCGAAGAACAGCAGAAAGAAATTAAGCAGTCTGTTGAGCAGACTAATGATTCTATCGAAGGCCAGATTAATTTAATTGATTACTTGAATGAGCAAGCTTCTGAAAATAAGCAATTTGAACTAATTCAGGAACCTTCTGGTCAAATAGCGATGTTTGAAGGCTTGGAAGAGTCTCAAAAAGAAACTGAAGCTACTATTGAAAAAACTAATGATGCTATTGAAGGTCAAATTAGTATTGAGCAATATCTTAAAAATCAGGTTAAAGAAACTGCTGATGCTTATGACGAGTTAACCGGAAAACTAAAAAGATATTACGAACTTAAAAACAAAGAAATTAAAGGTACCTTGGCATCAACGCCCAGAACTTTAAACGAAAAAGGCGAATTAGCTGAACTCGAATCAGAAATAAAAAAGGCTATCTCAGAACAAGACAAATATGCTAATGCAACTAACGAGGCTGCAATAGCCCAAGAAAAATTCAACAAAAAACTTAAAGAATATTCTGAATTATCAAGTAAAAACTTTATAAATAATGCTACTCTTCAAGTTAATAATCTATCCGGTGCGGAAAATAAAGTGCCAGCTTATGAATTGAAGATTACAGAAATTCGTCAGGCAATTTCTAATTTGGAGTCAAAGCTTCCTATTGATTTTACCAATCAAGCCGAAATTAATGAGTTAAAAGAAGCTGAAGACACAATCACTAATATGATTCGTTCTTTAAAGGGAGATGAATTTAAATCTGCTTCTAAAGAGCTTGATGATTTAAGTAAAAAGGTATCAAAGAAAATAAACCTTAATACCGCAGCTCCTAAAGAATTAAGACAAGAATTAATAGTTTTAAATGATAAAATCGAACAATTTAGGAACAGTACAGAAGTCATTAATAAAATACAGTTTAATGAATTAAAAGCAGAATTTGCAAGACTTGAAGCACAAATTGAAAAAACTGGTAAAACCGGCGCTTCTATGGGCGACAAAATTAAGAAGAAGTTTAAAGATGTTGCTGCTTATTTTGCTACATATGTAAGTATTTATGACGCACTTCAGATTATTAGACAAGGTTTCGAAACAATTAAAGAATATGATACTGCTCTTACTGAAATGAATAAGGTAAGTGAAGAAAGTATTTCTGTTTTAAAAGAATTTCAGAAAGAAAGTTTTGGATTAGCAGATTCGATTGGTACTACTGCTAAACAAATTCAGTCAAGTACTGCTGATTTTATGAGACTTGGTGAAAGCCTTGAAGAAGCAAAACAGTCAGCTCAAGATGCTAATATTCTGTTTAACGTATCTGAGTTTGGAAGCATTGATGAAGCAACTGAATCATTAGTTTCTATGAGTCAAGCTTATAGAGAACTTGGAAAGGATGAAATCATTGATGTTGTAAATAATCTGGGTAATAATTTTGCAATATCAACCGATGGTTTAGCAACCGCACTTCAAAATTCTGCTAGTGCTTTAAAAACTGCTCAAAACGATTTCTTTGAAGCCGCTGCTCTTACTACTGCAGCTAATACGGTAGTTCAAGACCCTGATAAAGTGGGAGCGGGTAAACTTATGCCCGAACACATAGTAATATGTGGGTATTTTATATACTAAAAAGTAACTATAACGGTTAAAAGCCAGAGATGGTTAAGACCGTGGAAAGACTTTATAAATATTTGTTTATACACGTCAGTTAGGAAGGACGTGTATTTTTTATGCATAAAAATATAGAAAGGAGAAAGAATGCCAGCAAAAGGACAAAAGACTGGATATACTTTTAATTGCGAAAATTGTAATAAAGAAGTGTATCAAACTAAGACACAATATGAAAGAGCAAAACATCATTTTTGTTCTAATCAATGCCAAAAAGAGTACCAACATAAACAATTATTTGAAGATAGAAAATGTGAAATATGCGATAATATTTTTCATGTTAGTAAGAAATCTAAACAGAGATTTTGTTCAACGGAATGTCAAAATAAATGGCAAACAACAAGAGTTGGTGATAATAATCCACAAACCGTTAGGATAAAATGTAATTGTACTAATTGTAATAGAGTAATAAAAATAAAACCGTCTCGTTATGAGCGATATGAAAATCATTTTTGTGGGGAAAAATGTATGAAAGATTGGTTTTATAATGTTCTTTACAAAACACCAGAATGGAAAGAAAAATCTAGATTAAGAGCAGTTAATATTTTAAAAGACAATCAAAAAATATTAAACACAAAACCTCAAATTCTTACAAATGAACTATTGGATGAAATGAAGATATCTTATAGAAACGAAGAGGTGTTTACATATTATGCTGTTGATAACTATCTGTATGAAAATAATTTAATAATTGAAGTAATGGGTGATTTTTGGCATAGTAATCCTACAAAATATCAATTAGACAATTTAAATAAAATACAACAAAATAGAATTTCAAAAGACAAAACAAAACACACTTACATAAAAAACAATAATAATATTGAGATATTATATTTATGGGAAAGTGACATATATAATAATATTGAATTATGCAGAAAATTAATTTTAAAATATATTGATAATAATGGAGTTTTAGATAATTATCATTCATTTAACTATGCATTACAAAATGATACATTATCTCTAAAATCAAATATAATATATCCTTTTTTTCATAATACGACTAATGCCTAACCATTTGGTCTATTATAATAAACAAATATTTATAAAGAATCCGTAGAGACTGTAATACTTTATATGGTAACATATAGAGTTCCGTTACTCCCCTACTCTACTTAGAGAGGGTGAAGATCCAGTCCGAACTCACACAATAATCTAATAATAAAATGTGAGAGTTAGCCAGAAATGACTAACCGCTATGTATACACATAGTCAGTAGTCTATAAATATAGATGAAAGTAACAGATTGTTAAGAACAATTGCTTTAAGATTAACAGGTACGGAAGCTGCTAGAGAGGAACTCGCTGCACTTGGAGAAGACGTAGATGATTTTGTTGTTACTACTACTTCTAAACTTGATCAACAGATAAAGGATTTAACTAAAACTCAAGGTAATTTTGGTGTATCTTTGTTAGATATGAATGGCAATTATCGTAGTACTTATGAGGTATTACTTGACATTGCTAAAGTATGGGATAAGATTGCGCAGGAAGACCTAGTAACTGGTGAAAACAGACAAAACGCATTACTTGAAATGATGGCAGGTAAAAATCGTAGTAACATTTTAGCATCAGTATTACAGTCTCCCGATGTCCTTGAAAAAGCATATTCTTACGCTTTAGATTCTGATGGTTCTGCAATGCGAGAAAATGAAGCATATCTAGAATCTATTGAAGCTCATCTTGCGCAGCTCAAAAATGCTTGGGACTCATTATGGATTAATGAACATAATCGAGAAGTAATAACATTTTTCTTAGATTTAGCAAAAGCTATTTTAGAAGCTGTGGATAAATTTGGAGTATTAAACACCGTATTAGTTGGTGGCGGTGGAATATTCGCAGTTATTAAAGCGTTTAAAGGCGATGGTAGGCTCAAAAAGTCGAGCCTTATTTTTATGTAAAAATATAATTAAAATATGCCATCGGTAATATAGCCTCTTATGGATACATAAGTTTTTTATATTACACTTATTGAAATACAATAAGTTAAACGAAGGGACAATATGCGAGGAAATGGGTAAAACTTATACTACTCTCCTATTATGGCGACTTAATAGGTTCGTAAAAATGTATAGACTCTCATGGTTCGCAGGGATAGTTCTCATTGAGAAAAGCCCTCACTGTAGCGACAACTCCTGGTCAGAGTTATATGAAACGATGCTCTGATAATATGCGCTCGGAACGACACTGAGAATAGCGGTGTGAAAATGTCTATGACAGAGTGTTTATGTCCACACTCTTCTATTCTGTTAGGGCTTACAGTGTCAGTAAGTAAGGATATAGATGACACGTTACAACAGAAAATAATATACATTAAGATAAAAGTTATAGGGAGTTAATAATTGTACCTACAACAACCTAACAAAAGATAACCGGCATGACGGACAATTATAGGGTGCTTCTATCGTACTCTTTCATGCATGTGGAAGATAGAAAATAAAATGAAAAATTTATTCACTAAAAAAGCAAGAGAACTATTCTCCTGCTCTTTTATATTTTAATATATTATCATTCAAGACTAATCGTTTATATTCATCTTCTGTGATTAAAACCAAGCTACAATATTTTGATTTGATAGTAACTGGTTCGTCATTTGTAATTGAATTAGATATAATAGCTTCAGTATTGTTTAAGAAATTAGATAATGATGTATCAATCATGAACGAGTCTCCTTAGAAATCGGATTTACATTTATTACAGTGCCATTGTTTACCAATCTTTTTACTAGCCAAACCGAATACACCAGTAGACACAAATCTAGAGGTTCCTGAAATTTTATTAGTATCGGTTGATTGGCAATATGGACAGGTTACTGTTGGTGGCCGTTTGGCTTCTCGTTCTTTTTCTACTTCTTTAGCTAGATATTGTTCATATTCTGGTGATGATTGTAAAACTATAGCACATTTACTACATTTTGCACACATTCCAAATGTAGCATTCCACATAACCCACGTATTGCCAGTATATTCTGTTCCATTACATTTAGGGCACTTATTGATTATTGCTTTCATAAATTATCCTCCACAGATAATAACTAGTTTGATATTTAAAAATTTGAAAGAAGATATCAATGGTTTTAATAGCATTATAGCAAAAGTTTCTGAATCTGACAATAATTTAGAAGAAATTGTTAATCTTACTAAAACCCTTTCAGATACCGAAACAAAGGCTGTATTAATTAAAGCTGGTTTATCAGAAGAAACTATTAAATCTGCTCTTGCTACTAAAGCAAATACGGATGCTACTGTGAAACAAACAGTTGCTCAAACATCTAATATGGCTATAGTTGATGCTCTTAAACTGAAATACCAAGGTCTTGCAGCATCTCTAGGTCTTTCTACCGCTGCTCTTACTGCATTTTTAGGTATTGCTGCTGGTATTGCAATTACTGTTATAGCAGTTAAAACTTTTACGAAGTCTTTAGAAGAGTCTCGTGAAGAATTAGAAAATCTTAAATCAGAATGCGCAAACATTGCTTCTGAATTAAAATCTGTAAATAGTGAATTAGATACAACAAGAAAAAGAATGAACGAACTTTTAGCCAAGGGTTCAAAAATAACATTCTCAGAAAAAGAAGAATATGACAATCTTGTAAAAACTAATAACGAATTACAGAGAAAAATTGATTTGTTAAAACTTGAAGAATATCAGAAGAACAAAGAAAAGAACGCATCTTTTATTGAAAACATGAATAAAGATGTTGAGGAAAAAGATGAAAGAGTTTTAACTGGTAAGCTTACAAAAAATGACACTGCTGAAACAGAATATATAACAGAAACAGAACTTATTAAAAGAAAATTTGAAGAGCTTGCAGAACTAAGAATAAAATTAGACAATGCTACAACTGATTATCAAAGAGAGAGTTTTGAAAAGCAGATAGAAAATGTAGAAGATTATCTTGAAAAGAAAAATTCAGAATTTGCGAAAGTTGCGGATGGGATTCATTATATTGAAGAACCTACAACTGAAGACGATAAAGCTGTAAATAAATGGCTTAATTATGTTGCAGATTTTCAAGATAAGATGGCAATTGCTATGGGAGGCTCCAATGCAAAAACTAATGCGTTTAATCGTATAGTTGATAATTGGGAATTTGATAGCACTGTACAAGGATTGCAAGACTTAGGTTATCAAGGTAAAGTTACTGCTGATATGCTTAATAATCCAAAATATAATGAGTTTATTAATAAGCTTATAGAAATTGGTGTTATAGATAGTGCAGATAATTTATCAGATATTGCTCTTGCCTTTAACCAGGTTAAGAATTCTGCAAATAATGCAAGCGATGCTATTGAAGAATTTAATAAGTTATCCATCACAGATACCGTAAACAACATCAATAACAAACTCAAGCCAGCATTAGACTCTCTTTCTGGAATCTACACTACTCTTTTCAAAGAAGATGGTTACGACTGGGAAATTATTGATGTCGAAGAATTTGCTTCAGTTAAAGCAGAATTAGATTCATTAAAAGAAGAATTTAGTATTAATGTTCCTACAGAGGACTATGAAAAGTTTGTAAAGGTTCTTAGTGATACTGAAACCAATGCAGAACAAGCTCAACAGGCATTTGATGATTTAGCAACAAGTATGATCAATAATTCTAATGTTGTTGAATTAACAGATGAAAACTTTGATGTTCTCAGAAATTCTTTAGAGAATCTTGGCATTATAAATGCCAAAGAAGTCCTTGAAGAAATGAGAGATATTCAAAAGGAACTTGTAGATGCTGGTATTGATTTAGAAAATGTAACCATTGAAGAAGCCGAAGAATTTATAAATTTATCTTATGCTACTGAAATTACAAAAGAGTATTTAAGAAGTTATATGTTAGAAAAAATTCATTCTAATAAGAATCCATTAAATACTTTAGAAGACGTAGAAGCATTAGAAAAAGAATGTAAAGCTTTAAATGTTACAGGACAATATTTAAAAACTGTATTGCACTTAAAAACATTATATGAATCTGCTAAACATGGTGGAATTGGTACAGAGCTTAAAGATGATATTGAAGCTGCCAAAGCAGAGTTGGATGATATTTATAATAATCAGTATAAATATGAAGTTGGTTTTGATTTTGACGGAAGTAAAAATGGTGGCGGTTCTGGCTCCGGAACTAAATCCACCAAAGAGACTTTCGACTGGATTGAAACGCTCATCTCTCGCATCCAACGTAACATTACCAATCTTGGTAAAGTAGTATCTGCTACTTATCGTAATTGGTCTACACGTAATAATGCTCTTGCACAGGAAATGGGCGAAGTAAATAAAGAGATTTCTGCTCAAATGACTGCTTATAATGCATATATGGCAAAGGCTAATAGTATTCCTTTAGCAGAAGGTTATAAGGAACTTGTTCGTAGTGGTGCTTATAACATAAGTGAAATTACTGACGAGAAGTTAAAAGAGCAAATTCAAGAATATGAAGAATGGTATAATAAAGCGCTTGATTGTTCTGATGCCATTGAAGATTTACGTGCAAATTTGGCAGAACTTGCAATGACGAAATTCAATAACATTTCAGGGCAATATGATAGCCAGATTTCTCTTATTGCGCATAACATATCTATGCTTGAAGGATTCGTATCTCAGTCTGAAGCTGCTGGATATATGGCAAGTGAAGCGTATTATAGAGCTATGTCAGAAAAGCAACAAGAAAATATATCTCTGTTACAAAATGAATACTCTTCTCTTCTGTCTGCTTTTGATGAGGCCGCTAAGAATGGTTCTATCGAAAAGTATTCTGAAGATTGGTACGAAATGCTTGGTTCTATTAACGATGTAGAAAAAGCAATTCAAGATGCCAACACTCAACTGATAGAGTTCAATCAAACATTACAACAACTTAATTGGGATGCTTTTAATCGTATTCAGGAATATACTACTGACATTACAGATGAAGCTGAATTTTTGATTGATATACTCAACGGTTACGATTTATATACTGAAGGTGGTAAAATCACAAACAATGGGTTGGCTGTACAAGGTTTACACGCAGTTAATTATAACGTGTATATGGAACAAGCTGCAGCATATGCCAAAGAAATCTCTAAAATTGAGGAAGAAATGGCAAAAGATCCATATGATACAGAACTTATTGATAGACGTAATGAATTGCTTGATTTACAGCAAGACGTTATTTCTAACGCCATGTCAGAGAAGGAAGCTATTTTAGATTTGATTTCTGATGGTTATGATAAGATGCTTAATTCTTTACAAGAACTTATTGATAAGCGTAAAGAAGCATTGCAGGCCGAGAAGGATTTATATAATTATCAGAACACAATCAGAGAAAAGACAGATACTATTAAGAATTATCAAAAGCAACTTCAAGCATATGCCGGAGACAATTCTGAGGAAGCTAAGTCCACTATTCAGAAGTTACAGTTAAGTTTATCTGAGGCAGAAAAAGACCTTCAGGAAACTGAATACGATAAGTGGTTAAGTGACCAAGAATTAATGCTTGATAATTTATATAACCAGACTGAAGAATGGATTAATACTAGACTTGATAATATAGACGGATTAATTGCTGAAGCAGTTGTTGCTACTAATAACAATGCTGGAATTATCAGTGATACTATATACGAAGCATCTAGTGCTTTTGGTTATGAATTATCTTCTAAGATGGAAGCAATTTGGAGTCGTAATGATTCAGGTTTCAATGGTGTTAAGAATATTGTCGGTGTTTATGGTGATGTTCTGTATGGTATTTTACAAACCGTTGATGGAGATATCAATGCTGCTACAGCAGAACTTGGTTATATAGCTAATCAAACCAATTTAAAGATTGATGAGAACGGTAATCTTGTAGGTTCTTATATTGATGAGAATGGTCGTGTTATTAGTTTACATGTAGATGAAACTGGTCAACTTATAGGAACTTATGTTGACAATAATGGGCGTATCATAAGCGATAGTATCAGTAATATTGATTCTAAATTTGGTTATCATCTGGATGAAAATGGACGAGTTATCAACGATAACATTAACCAAGTAGGATTGAGCATTGGTGCTTACATTGATGAGAACGGAAAAATTGTTAGTACCACAATGTCTGATGGTATGACATTACTCAATAGTACTTTGACTGATATTGACAATGGCAATATATCAGATTCTATTGTGAATGGTACAACCACTGTTAATAATACATTGATGAGTATTAAAGATGAAATGGCCAATGTAATCGCTGCGATTAATAAAACCGCAACAAACAATGCCAATAGTATTGCAAAAGAACAAACTAATGTAGTTAATAACCAACCTACAAATACTGTTCCTGCACCTACTACTAACAACGTTCCATCTAATAATACTCAACCTACACCTCAACCCGATCCAACTCCAGCTCCTGAACCTGAGCCTAAAAAGCCAGTAACGAGATATAAGGCTAAAATTGGTAATGATACTATTGGTAGCGGTTATACATCAGAAACACAAGCAAGAAATGCTGCTAATGCAGAAGTTGAAAGACGTGTCCAAGATGAAATCAAAAAAGCATTAAAGGGGAAAGAAAATAGCCCCGATGCTAGTAATATTGCGAATAGTGTTAGAATGGGATACGGTGCTCAATTAACTAGACAGATTACTACACCTAGTTATCTACATTATTATGCTTCTGGTACAAAGAATGCTAAACGTGGTTTGGGTATCTTTGGTGAAAATGGCTCTGAAATCATGATTGCTAAAGATGGCTCGATTCTACTTGCATCCGGAGCACAGCTTTATCCATTCCAAGGTGGAGAAACTGTACTTAATGCGGAAGATACTGCTAATATATTAAGAAATACTACTATTCCACTGAATGAACAATTATTTAGTGGTATTAGTAATACACCTGCTTTATCTTCAAATGCAAATGCTAATGTAAATAACAATATCAGCATGACCATTAATATGGATAATGTTTCTGATGTGCCTGGTTTTGTAAATGCTCTTAAAACAGCAATTAAATCAGATTCACAATGCAGAAAACTTATTCAGGCAGTTACTATTGATGAGTCTATTGGTAAAAATAGCTTATTAAGAAATAAATATTAAATTATGGAGTTGCAGTGTCAAAGCTGCAACTCTATTTAATTGGAGAGATGTACATGAATAAAGATAAAAAAATTGAAATCCAAAGAAAAATCATTCACGATCTCCAGCAAGAAAACTCCTCTCTCTCGGAACGAATTAAAGAACTGGAGAAAATAGTGGATGATAATAAGCAAATAATCGAGTCTGCAAAAATATATCATGAAGAACATTTAAAATGTCTTACTTCTTTAAACGAGGCCAGAGAAAAATATCTTCAAGCGACTCAGGTTATGGTTGAACAAAAAAAGAAATATAAAAAAGAAATGGAAAACTTACTCAAAACGGTAAGAAAGAATACTTAAGAAAGGAGAAGAATTCATATGCATATGGTTGATTTTTCATATGCCGGCAAGCGTTTGTCGGATTGTGGATGTATTATTACTAATTTAAACACATCAGACTCTGACAGTGTTTCACTTGGTAGCAATTTAACATTTGAAACATTAAAGAACTCTTCTACTTATATTAATAGAATTGTAAAGGTTGATTATGCGGAACCTATTACTATTACATTTGATATTTGTAAAAACCCTTGTGATGGTATCATGAATTTTTATAATGATAATGAAATTTCCTACATAATGCGTTGGCTCAATAAAAAGAGCTATGAGAAATTTCGTCCAATTTATGACGACAATTCTTATTCTGAAATTTACTTTAAAGGCTCTTTTAATGTAACCGCTATTTACATCGGAGGTAAAGTTATTGGTTTTACATTGAACTTTACTTCTAATTCTCCTTTCGGTTATGAAAATGAAAGAGAGCTTGATATTAAAATAGATGATAATAACAATACTTTTACATTTTTTAATAACTCTGATGAATATGGCTATTTATATCCAACCAAATTCGTTATTACATGTAAAAGTAGTGGCGATTTTTCAATGTCAAATAATATTGATAACAATATAGTCACAATAAAGAATTGTACCAATGGAGAGGTTATTACCTTAGATTGTTATAATAAAATTATTCGAAGCAGCTTAGACAGAACAACATTAAGTAATGATTTTAATTATAGCTATCCTAGATTTGTTGTAAATGAAAACACTAATGAAAATGTTTTTACAGTATCTCTTCCTTGCGAAATTGCAATAACATACTCTTTCGTTAGAAAGGCTGGTGTTATTGTATGATAAATATTGATTTTAATAACGGTACCTTAGAAGATTTTACTGTTGTATTATCTGATAGGAGCCATTTTCATAAAGGACAGATTATAAATATAGAAGATTTTGTGTATAAAGCAAATTTTAATTCTGCTAATGAAATATCTTTTACTATTTATAAAGAAGCCGATGGTAGAAAAGAACGATTATGGAATGATATTACTGATTTTAGATTAGTATGGATTAAAGAATTGGATGAATATTTTGAAATTTATGTAAATATATCAGAGTCGTCCAATTTAATAAAAAAGGTTACCGGAACATCTTTGTGTGAGGCAGAGTTATCACAGACTTTATTAAGAGATGTAGAAATCAACTCCGAAAGCGATATTGCAAGAGAAGATTATGTTATTACTAAATTTTATAATCCGGATAATCCAAAAGGTTCTTTATTACATAGAGTTCTTGAAAAGGTTCCTCATTATTATATAAAACATGTAGATGCTTCTTTAGTAAATATACAAAGAACTTTTTCTATAGATAATGCAAGTATTTATGATTTTCTTGTTGGTGATTGTGCCGAACAATTTAATTGTTTATTTCAGTTTGATTCGATTGATCGTAGCATCTCTGTATACGACCTTTATACAGTATGTGTAGATTGTGGACATAGAGGGGAATTTAATGATACATGTCCTAAATGCAATAGTACAAAATTAAAATATTATGGAGAAGATACTACTATTCTTGTTAGCACAGACAATCTTACTGATGAAATTACTTTTGAAACAGATGTAGATAGTGTTAAGAACTGTTTTAGACTTGTAGCTGGAGACGATAACATGACGGCTGCTGTTATAGCTTGTAATCCTAATGGTTCTGCTTATTGGTATTATTTTTCACAAGAGCAAAAGCTAGGAATGCCAAAAGAACTTGTTGAAAAAATTGAATCATACGATGAATTAATAGAGTTATATTCGGAAGAATACCAATTTATTTCTGAAGAACTCTACGATTGTATAGATAACGAAATATATTATCGTTCTGAAATGATGCCTACCATCGAAATTGCAGAAGTGACCGCAAGTACAGAGGCCGCTAAATTAACAGAAGAAAACATGAGTCCCA